AGGGCGTAGGATTTGACCGCTTTACTCCATGCACTGCGTGGGCTTGTGGCTTCGATTGCAATTTTGATTTCGTTTTTCGTTCTCATTTTGTATCGTTGTCTATTTTTTGAGGTTAGGTTTGCCATGCTCCGCTGGCCGCGTCGGGGTTAAGATATGCACATTTGCTAGCAATGCAAGCGGATTTTCTAGAATTCTTCGCACAAAATTTTCTCAATTTCGTCTTGGCTTTTGCGATCAAGTAAAGCGGCAACGATTCTCTCGTTCTCCAAGGCAATATATGGCTCGATGCAGTGCATTTCGCAAAGGTCTGCAAATTCAATTTTGGTCATGTTTTCGTTTTCTATGGTTCAAGGTTCAAGGCTCACGGGTTCACTTGCACGGATTCGCATTTCAACATCAGACGGGCCGCCGAAGGTTCCGCTTGTGATGGCAATGGCAATGCCAAGCAAGACAAGCAAGGCGAGGGAAAGGAAGGTTTCGCGGGTCATGCGGCCCCCCTTTCCTTTTGCGGCAAACATCCCGTGATGAATGAGCAGTGACGCTTGAGCCATTTAGCTTGCTCCCTCCCGCGGTATTTGCGAGCCGCCCGCAACGCCCTTCCCGCGAGGTGTCGTCCAGTAGTAGCGTTTCTGTGCGCCCCGAATGCCACGAGGTGGGCAATCAGTGCATTTTCAGCATAGCGGTATTTTTTTTCATTCGTTGTCATTTTTTCGTTTGGTTTGGTTTGGTGTGGTTATTATTTGGCATTCATCGCGTGGATAAAGCCACATTCCCATGCGTCAACCAATAAACCATCGGTAAACGGGCAAATGGTTCCGATTCTGCCTAGTAAGTAAGCCTCAATCAATTCTGGTTCGGGTCTCATCGTTGTCATTTTGTCGTTGTGTTAGTGTTAGGTGTTGCGCTCGCAACTGGTGAGACAATCGCATAACGGACAAAGATTGCCAGCAAAAAAGAAATAACTTTGAAACTTTTTTCATCGAATATTGTTGACAAGCCACTAAACCATTTAAAACAAGGCGTTTCCCTCAATCGCAAGCAAGGAACAAACCCCAAGGCCAACGTCAACTTTCAAGCACTAGGGAAAGCAAACCGCCAAGGAACCAAGCTATCGCATCGCTAGTCATTCCCGTTAGGGGTGAGGGTGATGAAGTAAAGCAAGGAAGGAAGAAGAAGCAGGAAATGATCGAATGACGATAATATCCATTCCCTCACTTGAAAGAAACAATCACCGCGCTTGTTGAATGAATCACCTTGTTTAGTGTCGTGCGCACATCCCGTTAGGACGTGATGGCTTACGTAAGGGGGTTACGCCTGTAGCGTATTATAGTCATGTCGCGAAAGTTGTCAATGATTGAAAGCTGTTAACAAGTGTGAACAATTGTTACTAGCAATCCACAAGCACGAGCCGTTCCATTCGCCAGGTAACATTAGTAAGTTGGTAAGGTATTCAGGCATGGCCAAACCACAAGCCCAGCGCATGACTTAAGCGAATGATTCAAACGACCGCTTGAACTCCGGCATTGCACGCATGAACACTGCTCACTTAAACAGGGGGGGAGGGGGTCGACCGGCGAAAGTTTTTTATTATTGCCATCCATAAACCAGCCCCAGAAAAATTGTTACAATGGGGCAGTTCCCGTTCGGGGTTATTTGTGGATAGGTCTAGTGTATTGTGCTTAAATGTGCTAGATAGGTAACATTTGTGTTTATGGTTGACATTATGTGTGGTGTTGTGGTAATTGGTTGGTTGAGCGCGAGATGGACTTGTGCTTGATAACTTATTTATATTATGCCTAGAGGCGATTCATACGATCTTCAAGGTCAAGGCGGTGGACAAGTGTACAACGCTGGTGGCAGTGCTGTAGGCCCATTCCGTTGGGTTCAGTTTGTGAACGACACGGTGTTGAGTGCAATCTCTGCGCCTAACCTTACGGATTCTGGTTCCAAGTTGATTACCATTACGATCCCTGCTGGGTTCGGCCTTGGTGGTACGATCAACAGCTTTACCGTGACATCTGGTGTTGTTATTGGTTACCGCGCCTAATGTCGCAGTTCCGATCCACTGGTGGGTTAGATGACGCCATTGCCGCCGATGGTGATCGTGGATTCTTTGGTGTAAACCAGAGATTGCAGCTGAACCAGTTGGAACCGGGTGAGGTAAGGGAAAGCCTTAATGGGCGCATGGAGGGCTTCTGGAGGCCGCGCAAGAGCGTGGTGTCTGTTAGCCCTGTGCTGACTACTGGAGGCACTCCGTTGAACCTTCCGTTCCATGTGCTTGTGGTTGAAAAGACCATTACCAGCGTTACTCGTTCTGGTACGACAATCACGGTTACGGCTAACTCTCACGGGTTCACCAATGGTGATTCTGTTTACATTTCTGGCGTTGGATACACTACTGGTTCCGATCCAAATGGAACATTCGTCATTTCTGGGGTAGCTACAAACACATTCCAGTACACGCTTACTGGTGCTGATGGAGCTTACACTACGACTGCAAGCACGACCGCTGGGAACATAACCCAGAATTTTAGAGCAATTGCCGCTGTGTCGCATGCTTCTGATGTGGTAACGATTACCGTAACTGGGCATGGGTTAACTATTGGGGAGGCTGGTAACCTTACGGTTAGCGATATCACCTTTACTGGCACGGATAACAATGGGGTCAAGGCTGTGACTGCGGCCACCGTGGACACATTGACCTTCCCTGTTACTGGCGTGACTGCCGTGGCACTAGGGGCGACTCCAAGGATTACCCAGATCAACATCAACGATGCTGCAGCCAGCGATGTGTTGGCATCCTGCATGTTCTCTGACCCTAACGAGTCCAACAAGGAATACATCATCGTTGCGCTGGAGACTCTTGCGAAGAAGATCGACCTTTCTACGACACCCTACACGGCAACGACTATTCCGTATCCCGTGGGAGCCACCGTTGGGAGTAACTGCGATATGCTGCAGTGCTTCGACAAGGTGATGATCATGCGGGATGGGCAACAAGCTCTTGAGTGGTATCCTAATGGCAGGGCTATTCTTTCTGCGTCATCCAACGCGACAGCCAGTCCAAATACTGTGGTGACAATGAGAGTTCGTGAACACGGACTTACGGCTGGGTCATCCGTGGTTATCGCTGGGCTTACTAGTGGCACTCCTCCTAATGGAACATTCACGGTGGCAACAATCGTCGACCAAGACTCATTTACCTTTGTGGCATCTGGGATTTCTACTAGCACCACATTTGTAACCACGGTAGCCACAATGACTGATGGGTTCACCCTATCCCCCGGCGGTGCTTACACCCAGCCACAGACATTTGTTTCTAGTGGAAACGATGTTACAGTATCGAGCGGCTTGGTTTCCTTGACGATTACTGGCAACTTAACAATTTTTGCTGGTGATGTAGTTGTAATTTACGAGACAACCATTCCAGAGTTCACCACAATTGTTGGTAAACAATTCCAAGTAACATCAGCGAGCACAACAAACATCCAGTTCCTTGCGCCAGTCGCCAACATATCGGCTAGCGGAAGCACAGGGCAGGTAGAGTTTGGCGGTAGGTTCACAGAAGGCGGTGGGTTTATGCACCAGCCGGGTGCGCCTTGGGCTACCTACTTCCAGCGCAGGTTGTTCGTTCCGTTCTACTACTCCCAATCTGGCACTTTTAGCGCACCAGTCTACACTAGCAGGAAGATTTCCGACGAGATTGCGGTTTCTGACCTACTGGACACTACGACCTTCGACCAGATCGAAAATCAATTCCGAATTACTGGTGGTACTGCCGACTATGTGGTGGCAATGCACGGGTTTTATGATGACGCTTTAGTGGTATTGAACCGTAATAGCCTCCACCTTGTGGCCCAGACCCAAGGAAGCCTGTCTGACACAGTGGTCAAGGAACTTACTGGTGAGGTTGGGTGCTTGGCTCGCAAGACGGTCGTTATGCAGGCTAACAACATGCTATTCTTGGCCGACGAAGGCATTTACGGGCTTACCTTCCTTAACGATTACAACCTTCGTGGCACGGAGGAACCGCTTTCCAAGAACATTCAGCCGTACATTGACCGCATTAACAAGAATCTTGCGGACAAATCGGTAGCGGTCTACTTCAACAACCGCTATTACATCGCAGTCCCGTTGGATTCTGTGGCTGGCGGTAACGATGCCCGTGGAAACAATGCGGTTCTGATCTACAACTTCTTGAATAAAGGATGGGAGTCGCTTGATACCTATGGAGATTCTAGGTTTTTGATCAAGAACTTCATTACGGCGAGTGCTGGGGTGCGGAATAACCTGTATGCCGTTAGCGCAAATGGCGGATTGCACCAGATTGATGCTTCCGACTCGTCCGTAGACCGCTTGAGCGTTACGAATGAAAGCACAGATGTAGTTACCCCCACGATTAACTCGTATGTGACTAGCCGTGGGTACGACTTCAAGACCCTTGAACGCAAGAGGTTTACTGATGCCCAAGTGCAAATGCAGAACTTGTCTGGGGAAACTGGCGAGTATGACATCGCGTTTGCTACTGAAGACCCAGACTCAGCAGAAAGCATTGGAACTACCACCACATTCCTTGGTGGTCAGATTCTATCACCCAGCACCGCTGGCGAGGCCGAAACCGCAAGTATCCGATGCAGACTTGGTGGTCAGCGTGGCTATACTGGGACTATCACATTGACAAGGACTATCGGTTCACCTAAGATCCACTCTATTCAAGTGGCGGGTTCCATCACTAACAGACAAATTCTATCACAAAAATAATATGGGAGTTGTAAATACAACCTACACATTTACAAGCACTGACACAATTACCAGTGCTAAAATGAATAACATCATTGATGATACGACATTTACCAGCGATGCAATCCAAGGAACCACCTTGCAGGTTGTGTCTCCGGGCAAACTTGCCGTATCTGCTGGTGGCATTACCTCTAATGAGCTTGCCTCCAATTCGGTTGTCACCGCAAAAATACTTGACTCCAATGTAACCACCGCGAAAATTGCTGACTCCAATGTGACCACAGCAAAAATTGCGGACGCGAATGTAACTCCAGTAAAATTAAGTCAACCATTTACATCTGGAACTGCGCAAAATAGCACAAGTGGCACCAGCATTGATTTTACCGGCATCCCGTCTTGGGTGAAGCGTATTACGGTGATGTTTAATGGTGTCAGCACCAATGGAACAAGCCCGCTTAGTGTGCAGATGGGTAGTGGGTCTATTGAGACATCTGGATATCTTGGTTCTGCATCAGTTTTGGCTACCGGAGCTGCAACAACCCAATTATCCGGTGGTTTTGATTTTGCTGGTCAAGTTACACAAGGCTCCGCCTATACCAGAAATGGGTTACTTATTATTTCATTGCTTGGGTCTAATGTATGGACAGCTAGTGGTAGTGTTGGGTTGTCAGATCAGGCGAGATTGTATTTTCTAGCTGGAAGCAAGTCATTTTCTGGCGTTGTTGATCGTGTTCGCATCACGACTGTCAATGGCACCGACACCTTCGACGCTGGATCGGTAAACATCATGTATGAATGAACCAGCACCTAGCTAAAGCAATATCAACATATGAACAAGAAGGTATCGACTTCCAACAACTTCTCACATGGCACTTATGTCATGGCGTTGTTGTTTGCGATATGGATTGTTTTGCTTTTGGCTTTAGCGCGTTCAGTGAAAACCCAACTCAAGCAGTCCATGTTAACGATGGTGACGCCTTGTTTGTCACATTCTCCACTGGTGATATGCGCGGAGCATTATCTAAATACATTCAACACTATGACTTTATTGCATTCCAACGCAGCTTTAAAGGAAGTGATCGCATAAAAGTCCACGACATGTACAAGTTTTATTCAAAGTTAAAAGAAAGTTAAAATTATGGGAAGCAAACCCGGAAAAGTAAAAGCACCAAAAGCAAATTATGCTCGCGACATTAGTCAAATACTGTCGGCATACCAACAGTCGATGCCAAGAATCTTGTCGTTTGAGCAGCAATACCGACCAGAATTTCAGAAGCTAAATCTTGCTGATGTTTCTCAGTTTGGACTTGGTTTGCTTGGCATGTCTCCAGAGTTCACCCAACAAACGGCACAACAACTTGGTGCTGCGCGCGAGGCAGAACTGGGCCAGATGACTGGACAGGCTGGGCTTACCCGTGGGTTGATGGCTGGTCTATCACCAGAACAGGCAAGCGCAGTACAACAAGCGCAACAAGAGTCACAACGCGCATATGCCTCAGCTCAAGGTGTAACGCCACAGGAACAGCGCATGTACCAGCAAACAGCTAGAGAAGGCGCACAGGCTGCTGGTCGCGTTGGGGGTAATGCCGCCATTGCCTCTGAGATCATGGGTCGTGAGGACATGATGGCTCGGAAGCGAGCAGAAGCGGCACAGGCTGGACAACAAGCGTTCAATCTTGCAGGTCAGTTCTACACCGCGCCCGGACTCCAGCTTCTTGGTAGCCAGCCTCTTTCCTACCAAGTTGGCAATCAGATGATGGGACTTGGACTTGACGCAATCGGTGCTGGTAAGCCTCAACTCTTTGATGTTGGATCTGCGCTTAACCTTGGTGCTGCCAATAGGCAAAACATTGTTGGTGCAGGGTCAGCTAACGCGCAGTCAAGTGCTACTCGGAATGCTGGTATGATGGCGGCAGGTGGAGCTGTTGCTGGTGCTGCTATTATTGCAATCTAATGTTTAACAAAGTACAATCAGCCATTAAGAATATTGAGACATGTTTAAGTGTCTCTAAAAAACCGTGCCTTGCTTGGAGCGGTGGCAAGGATAGCATGGCACTTCTTGACCTTGTGTTTAAAAAAGTTGGGGTAAAGGTTCCAGTTGTATTCTACCGCGAACAATGGCAACCA